TGGAGACGTTCGCATAGCGGACTATCTGGGATGCCCAAAGCGTGGAGTCCCACCCCGGCCGCTCCATGCGGAACATCAGCGGCCGGCCCGGGTGTCTGGCAATGGCCCGGCGAATCGCCGCTAAGGCGTCGGGCTTATACGTGTCATCGTCATCCATGAAGCCCAGATTTTCGCCGCGCGCCTGACTCATCCCGTAATTCCGGGGCGTGGCCCCGAAGTCGCCGTAGTGGCGATCCAGCGCGAGGTACCGGCCAGGCAGTCCCGACTCCTCGAACATTCGGCGCGTGGCCTCCTCCGGCGGCCCGTCCTGGACCACGAGCACTTCGTCGCCGTCCACGAGTTGTTGGGAGCGGATCGAGTCGAGCGTGCGCTTGAGGCTCGGGCGGCCGATCGTGGGGACGATGATCGAGAGCGTCGGGCCTGTGGACTTGACGCGCATCACCGGCTGATGTTCAAATCGGGATGGCTCGGGGAACATCTCGTCCAGCAGCTTACGGAGGCCCGGTGTGAAGCCGTCGGCCGCGTACCCCAGGAACCACCGCCCGGCAACGCAGGCCCGTAGCTCGGCGTCTGTGCTACGTCCATGCGTGGTCGCCTTACGCTGGCCCATCGGCCGCATCGTGGCGCCGGCCCAGTTAAGGTACGCCGTGCCGACGCACAGGCCCGGCCGCCCCCGGTAGGACACCCCTTCGCACATCGCCAGGAACTTCGCCTTCTCTATCGGGATCGGCGCGTGCGTATCCCCGTGGAGCATCGTCTTGCCAGCGGCGGCGAGCGTATCGCGGGTGTGCCGCAGGTGCTTTAGCCAGGTAGTCTCCCAATCGGTCCTGGCACGGAGGTCGCCGAAGTGGTAGGACCCGAGCTGCGAGAAGGCCAGCGGACGCAAGAGCACTTGGTCATCGGAGAGAAATACGAATCGCTCGGAGAGATCCGGCTGCCGACATGCCAGCCGCAGCTTCTCGATGATATTGCCGTCTTTTGTTGGCAGGTCATCCGGGGCCGGTAGGTGGCGCACCCCGCGTAGCCACGCCGGGCGGTGGCCGACGACCCAGACCTGGCCGAGGTTTTCCAGGTGCTTTTCGACGGAACGCAGCGCGTACCGCAGCTCGATGTCATCGAGCCGGCTGCCGGTGCCCAGCGCAACCACGACGTCGACCGGCTCCGCCTTGACTGGCCCCGCAAACTCGGCGGCCGGGAATCCTGGGGACCGCAGCGTCTCGCCGGGCAGCGGATTGAACCACGGCGGATCGGCGGAATAGCCCGGCTTGAGCCAGCCGTCGCGCACCCAGTGCCCGCCCCCTTCGCGCCACGCCTGCCAGTGATCTCCATCGGCCTGCGGTACTACCGGCCTCCGCTTCGGCTGCGGCCGGTACTTTTTGAGCATCTCCCGGTACGCCGGTAGCGACGTGTCGTACCAAATACCGCTGGCATCGCGCTTGGCGATGGTCTTTTCCAGGTCCAGTAGGTATTCGACGGGCTTCGTCTTAACCCGCTCCGTCACTTCAGCGTAACTGGCAAAGCACAGCATCAGGGCAGCCCCCCTTCGCTCACCGTTGCGATTCCGTCCCCCGAGGGATACCGCGTGTAGTCACCGAGCGGCGTGTCGATGTCGTACTTCTTGTACCAGATATACTCCGGGCTGCCCGTCCGCGAGATAATCCAGGCACCCGATGGATCCCACCAGACCATGAAGGTCCCAGCCTCGCTGTACATGTACCAAAACGGCCGACCGTTGTAGTAGCCATATCCGCGCGAGTACCCGCCCGCAGCACCGGCCGGCGTCAGGTCGCCCTCGACGAGCAGGCCGGGCCATACGATGTCGTCGTCCGTCCAACCCTGGCCCGGCTGGCTGCTGCCCGAGGAATCGCTGGGCGGGGGCGGGTCACTTGGCGGCGGCGGGTCGCTCGACTCGCAGACGTAGATCGGCACGACGGTGGGCGGGAGGTCCACGATGGACGTGATGTGGCCGCAGGCGTCGTAGTAGATGCGCTTCTGCGGAAACACCAAGTAGTTGCCGCAACGGTTCCACGGCCGGCAGACCACCACATCGATGAACCCGGCAGTTCCCGCCTCCGTGTCCCAACGCTCGTTGACCCACGCCGGCATCCAGGTGCCGATTTCCGAGCGGTCCCTGATGTGCGTATAGTGGAACCAGTCGCCGGCATCCAGCACCGGGACCTCGCCGCTAATCACCGGCCCGAGGTACACGTCGATCCGACCCCCGGGATCGGTGTCGTAGCGGTCCGAGTACGGCGTGCAGACGGCCCACCACTCATTAACGCCAAGCCGCGTGACCTGCCGCGGCGCTTCGGCAACCTGGGCCCACTTCAGGGCCCCGCGCAGCTCGGCGTCCGGGCCGAACTCGACGATCGGGAACAGGATGCCGCGGTCGGCGAGCTGCTCGGCCGCCGCCGCCGTGCCCGGGCGCGGCTCCTGGGTGATCGTCAGGCCGGGCAGATCCACGTCGCCGCGGTGCTCAAGCGCCTGGGCACAGTGGCCGAATAGCTCCTGGAGCAGCTCCACCAGCCGCGGGTCAACATTAAAGGCCCGCGCCTCTTCCAGTCGTGCAACCGCTTCGGTGAACACGTCACGGCTCCAGGGCGTAGAGGGTGAGTTGCTCCGACGCCTGGTGCCCCCAGAACTTATAGGCGGCGAGCTGCCGCTGGGCCATTCCCCGATCAGCGACGACCCGGCCGGCGATCCCGAAGTGGATCACGCGACGACCCGGCTCATCCCCCAGCGTGCTGCGGGCCTTCTTGATGTCCAGCAGGACGTGCCGCTTGTCGTCCCCCACCGAGAGGCCCGTGTAGGGCGTGGCGTGCGTCGCCAGCAGGGCGGCCAGCGCGTCATGGTCAAACGTGACGGAAGCCCGCAGCTTCGCCTCGTTGGCCGTCGGCAGAAAACTGACGCCCAGGTTCCGGGGCCCGGCGGCGGTTGCCGGCCGCTTCCCCGTGCGGTAGCTCCAGGCGATGTCGCCCACCTGGTAGACGCTCGTCGCGTCCGGGGCGGTGGTGAAGTTCATGGCCGGCGTCAGCGTGTTGCCGGTGGCCGTCTTAACGACCCGCACCTGCCCGGCGCCGGTGCCCTCCAGGATGGCCACGGGCGCCCCGGACAGCTCCGCCTCAAAGGTCCGCGTGGTGTCCACCAGCGAGGAGACGGAACCGCCGGTCGCCGTGCCGCGGATGTGGTACTGCACCGCGTAGCGGCTGGTCGTGTCCGGCGTCACGTCCCAGGCGGCCACGCCGAGCTGCGTGGCCGACGGGCGGCTGGTGACCGTGCTGGTCTGCCCGGCGCCGGTGCCGTCGACGATCGTCACCGTCCCGCCGATCATGTCCAGCGAGAACCCGGCCGTCGTGTCGGAGAGGGTGGTGGATGTGGCGGCAGTCACCGCTCCCTGGTACGATACGCCGTCGCTGTGCCCCTCGTCCAACAGCAGGATCCGGTCGTACTGCCCGGCGGCGAAGGCCCGCGTCTGGCCCAGCAGCGTGGCCGGGCAGCACTGGCCGAACGCCTCAGGGTAGGTCACCGTCCACCACTTCCCGCTCCCTTGGTGGAAGCACAGGGCGGTCTTGGGTCTGGTTCCGCCCTGGCCCGCCAGCGTCACCCAGAACCGGACGATCCCCCGTGTGGCGTCGGCGTCGACGTGCCACCAGCGGGCCTTCCCCCAGTCCACGCGGCTGTCGCGGAAGAAGTCGAGAGTCGGCAGCGCGAACCCGTCGTCGGATTGCTCGTCCGGCGTGATCCGCCAGGGGCCCTTGGCGTCCAACAGGTAATGCGTCCCATGGAGGCTGGTGTGGCACGCCTGTGACAGGCAGCCCCGGTAGAACCGCAGGCGGGGGACCGCGTCGATCTGCGGCTGGGACACGTAGGTGATCTTGTAGACGTGGCGGTCCTTCAAGGCCCAGAGGACCGATCCCCCTGGAATCGCTCCAGTGAGAAAGTCGTGGTCATCCTTGAGGTTCTCCTGGATGGTCAGCGTGTTCTGGCTGGTCGGCACGCTCTCCGGCTCGTCCGGCTCGCTGAAGTAGGCCCGGTTGTTCTGGTCCAGCCCGGGGTGGACCATGTACGCCTTGCCGGAAGCGGTGACTCCGCCATAATTGGCCGAGAGCGTGAGGGTTTGCGCCTCGACGTTCACGCTGTCGATTAGGTAGTGCTTGTCGCCGCCGCGGAGGTAGAAGTACCGGCCCGCCATGACCGAGGTGAAGTGCGTCCCGGTTCCCGTTACGGTCGGGCTGCCGTTGGTGACAGCGACCGTCCCCTCGTCGTACACCGCGTCGACCAGATACCAGGTCCGGTCCTGAAACTGGACGGCCACCCGCTTGTAGTCGGGCGGCATCCCGAACCGCCGGGCGTAGAGTAGGTTCTGGCTGAGGATCGGTAGGGCCTCGCAGGTGGTCCGCAGCGTGGCGTCCGAGGAGTTATCGCTGTCGTAGGTGGCGTTGCCCGAGCCGGGGTTGGCAACCGTGGCCACCAGGTAGAGGACCTTCGCCTGGTCGCCCGTGGAGCGAAAGAGCTGGATCTTGGTGCAGCGGGCCTGGGGCGAGTAGGGGACCGTCCAGTCGAATCCGTCGTTGGTCTGGGCGGCCACGGTGGTGAGCGGGCTCAGGTCGCTATAGGCGGTGATCTCGCCCGAGTCGTCGACGTAGCGGAACCCGCAGTAGTACGTGGCCGACAAGGCGGCCCCGGCCGCGGGGTCGCGCACCACGGTCGGGCCGGCAGCCGGGGCATCCATGCCGAGCTGCTTGGCCGTGCCGTAGCCGTTGGTGATTGAGCCCCGGTCCAGGCCGTTACAGCGGATGATCTGTCCCTGGCGGGTCTGGCACCAGCAGGGCCGCCAGTAGACGGACAGGCCGGTCTCAATGTTGGGGCGCTGGTAGCCGATCATACCGGGCACCTCCCAGCCGTCACGTTGCCGTCCTCGTCCAGGGCCAACAGCAGCAGCCCCTCGGGCCGGTTGAAGGCGGCGATCGTCAGCAGGTCTTTTAATGTCGTAATGTCGGCCACCTCCCCACCGCCGCGGGCGGTGACGTTCTCGAACCAGACCTCGCGCATCCCCTTGCGTACGTCGAGCTGCCCGGGAATGACAAGTTCAGCGTTGTCCTGCTCGACGGCCGCCTCGGGAGGCAGGTCGGTGGGATCGGCGTTGGAGAAGAGGCCCTTCCAGTCCATTACAGCGCCACCAATCTCGCCCAGGTCGGGATCTTAAAGGCCACCCATCCGGCGGGCGTGGCGGGGCCCTCGACCATACCCTCGTCCCGCTCCTCCGCCTGCCACCGGGCCCTGTCGTAAAGGCCCTCTATCCGCTTCAGCTCGTGGGGGTCGAGCAATTGCGCAAGTTCCAGCCGGCAGCAGGCGGTGAAGAACGATTGCAGGTACTTCGGCACGTCCAGCGGGTCGGAGATGTAGAAGCCGCGGCCCGTGAAGGTGCTACTGACGGCCGAGTGAACGGTCAGGTGCGTGGTGTCCGTCACGGCCGTGATGATCTTCTCCTCGTCCGGCTCGCTGAGCAGCAGGTCGGGCTCGCTGCCGTCCTCGCCGATCCGTAAGACCGTGCCGATCATCTTGGCGTTAAAGCTGGTGCCCGTGCCGACGATGGCCGTCAAGCCGCTGGTTCCCGCCACCGTGGCTACGGAGCCGCTCCGCTCGGCGTCGGCGTAGCCGGTGTAGCGGAGCCGGCGCGGGGCGCAGTCGGCCAGGAATTGGAGGGTCTGGGCCGCGCCGGGCAGGCCGTAGAAGCGGAACTCAAGCTGTCCGTAGGAGTCGTCATCCCCCAGCAGCGTCCACTGGAAGCCGTAGCTCTGCGTCGTGAGGAGGGAGCGGACCTGGTGCAGCCACCTGTCCGGGTGGACGTACCCGCCGCCCCAGATGCCGCGCTCGTCGTGCAGCTCGAATATCTTTTGGACGTCCCCGTCCACCGGGTAGCCCATCTTGTAGAGCGAGAAGGTCCCGGCCGCCACGTCGGCGCCCGGGTTGCGGTCCGCGGCGAGCTGGACGACGGTCGCGCTCTTCCACTCGGCGATGGGGTAGAGGACGGTGGCGGTCCCTGCGTCGAGCACGACCTCATATTCCCGCACGTTGTCGGGCCAGGTCTCGCTCGCCCCCGGCGTGAGCGTGAGCTGGCGCTCGCAGGTGCCCCCGCCCGCGTGGTCATAGGCGACCGTGGCCCCGCTCTCGCCGGTCCAGGGGGCGACCAGGTCGATCTGGCGGATCTTGCGGTAGTATTTCCAGGGCCGGGCCAGGCCCATCTCGCGGAGCCCGTCCCGCACGGCCCGGCGCAGCCGGCGCTCGCCCGCCTCAAGCTGGAGTGTGTCGCACCAGTCCCGCAGGTCGTCCAGGGCGTCGCGGTAGGTGCGGAGTTCGGGTGCTACGCTCATGGTCGGTCGAAGCCTCCAGTGGACTCCTGCGCGGGGCGGGTGAAGGCCACCTGCGACTCGGCCCCGGGCCGGTGGTAGCCCGCCGAGTCCTCAGCGAACCGCGGGTAGTCGGGGTAGGAGTACGCGATGGCCGTACCCCCGGCAAAGCCAAGATTCATCAGCCAGAGGAGCATCACGCCACCTCGATGTAGTTGCCGCAGACCAGCACGTACTGGGCGGCCGACAGGACAATGTCCATGGCCTCGTCCGCATCGGCCACCTCGAACCAGCCCCCGGGGTTCCACCCAAGCTGGACGCCTGGAATCTGATTGCCGTCTGCATCCACGCTCACCGGGATGGGCCCGTCGGCGGTCCCAAAGCAGTCCGTCCCGGTCGTGCCGCTCTCGAAGTAGACATTCGTTGGCGTCGCCGATAGGCCGATAATGACCATCGACAGGACGCGGATTTTCTTCGTCCCCGTCGGTGCGGGGATGACGGCCGTCCCGGACGTGTTCGTGACGGCGTGGAAGCGTTTGACCGTACACTTCGTGGCCCCGTCGTAGACATAGCCGGACTGGGCCGCGGCTCCGACAAAGCCCATTTCGGCCGTACCGGCCGGCAGGGCCTCGCCGAACTTGATGTCGCCGATATAGGTCTCGTCGGTGACGTTGCTGGCCGGCACCACCGAGAGCGATGCGGCCATGGCCTGCTGGCCGAGGTTGGCGGCTGGCAGCGTGACGATGTCCACGTTGCCGATGTTGTTGTCGCCGGCCGGCAGGGCGTTAGTGATCGCCGTAACCGCCGAGACCGTCGTGAGGACTCCGCTGGAAATAACCACGGCCCCGGTGTTACAGGCGGTGACCTTTCCGTCGATACTGGCCAGGCTGGCATTGCCCGTGTCCTGCTTAGCCGAGGTAGAGGCTCCGGCGGGAAGGGGCAGCGCCGCGGCGGAGATCGGTTGAGTGGCCTGCCAGAAGGTTCCCGTGACGGCGATGGAGGTGCCGAGCTTAGCCAGCACGGCCGCATCAGTGACCGGCAGCGGGGCGTCGGACATGACGACATTGAGCGTGCCATCCCCGGTGGAAAATGCCTGGAGGACGACCTGGGCGACCTTGCTATCCACCACGTCATGGAGGATAGCCCCCCCGCCGCTGCCCGCGTTCAGTTCAAGGCCCGAAAATGTTGGTTGTGCCATTGTCTATCTAATCCCTCATACTGCGCAGCCCACGACACCCCCGCCGATGATCGCCGCCTTACGCCCCGCGAATCCCGCCACCGCCGCCGGGAACGGCCGCGACCGCAGCGTGCCCATGCACCAAGGCTCGGCGTATAGCTGCTGGATTTCGGAGGAGAGGAGGGAGCGGGACCAAATCGGCACATTCCCAATTCTGCCGTTTGCGTCATACTCTATGCCGGTGGCAAACGCGGCTGCACCGATTGTGGTGTTGTCAAGCCCCGTGGGTGTCGTCCACTCCGCTAACCTGTTGCTCGCACCATTGCAGTAGACGCTAACTCCAGTGCCATCAAACACGGCAGCCGCAAAGGCGGCCTTGCCGATTGTCAAACTGCCCACTTCGATCAGTTTGTTTACTGCCCCATTTCGTATCTGAGCACGGACATTGGCATCATGCCAACACAGCCAAAAAAATGATTGCGCGTTCGTGTCGCCAATCGCTGCGATGGTATGATAACCAGTGACGGAATCCGGCACAAAGAAGCCGGCGATCGTAAGCGGGGCCGTTGAAACCACAGCAGTAGGCCCCCATACATGCTGATCTGCGCCGCCACCCGCAAAATCCAGCGCCCTCCCAAACTCCCCCACCGTCCACGTCGGGCCGTTGGTCAGCGTGCCGTCGCAGTTGTTGCCCGACTGATCGACTGCTACGTTGCCCCCGTCCTCGTTCATCGGCCAATACCCGACGAGCCCATCCCGGAGGTTGCGAGCACGGCAGTTGCGACCGCGCGCACGCTTGACCTTCATGGTGTCCGACCATGATGGTCTTCGCTTCGACGGCAGATACAGCACTCCCATCACCACTCCCAGACGTTGGACCGCATGACCTCATCATCCACGACGTTCGGATCGCACGGCATTGTCCCGACAGGATCAAGCCCGGCAGCCGCGGCAGACCCGTAGCCGGTGGCATCGGTCGGCAGTTCCCCGGTCGCGTCACCGCCGGAGAGGAACAACGTGAATCCGCCGTTCCCGGCAACAATCGCCGCGCCTTCGTCGTGCGTGACCTCAAGCTGTATCTGGGCGCCAAGGTAGAGGTTAGCGGTGTTGTTAATCTCCACGTCACCAATGAGTTCTGCGCCGTTGACGATCGAAGACCCGGCGATAAACCCCAGGTCGTCGTCGGCAAGCTGCGTATAGGTGATCTTGCCCGTGGCCGGGTCGATGATCCAACAGGTCTGCTTGACGTTGATCCGCCCATCGTTGTTGAACGTGATCGTCTGACCGGAATTGTTGGCCAGCACAAAACGGTAGAATTGTGGCAGCATGTTTACTTCCTCGCGGTCTGAACGTGCCCCTCGTTGACCACGCCGAGCCCCAGTTCGGCTGCGCGGCTGATCGCCTCCAGCCGGATTGCATTCAGAGCGACGATCGTGCCTGAACCCTCCCCGAACAGCCAATTCACGAAAGCGACGTTGGCCGCCCCGAACGGGTCTATGGTGTCCTTGCCACACCACGACACCCACAGTATCCGCTTGTGGTCGGTCAGGGTGGCGAACTCATTAGCCACCGTGGCCGTGAACGCCTCGTCGCCGCTGATGCTCGGGCGGTTGCGCTTGCAGTACTTGGTGTTGAGGTCGACCACAACCTCCGCGTCCGTCATGCCGGTGTACCCGCGTGTCAACGGGTCGTCGGTCAGTTCTGTCTTTAGCACTGCATAATCCATCGCTTCCCCTCCTCCCGGCCGTGCCGGGCTACCCCCAAAACCACTCCCAAAACCCCTTGATTATCAACGGGATCGCCGCGGCCCCTACCAGGCAAAAGCCCTTGACCTGGCGCCGGCGGGTCCTTTCCAGGGCGTCCACGCGGGACTTTGTCGCGTCGTGGTCCCGTAGGATGCCGACCGATTGCCCGTTGCCGTCGCGCCCGAACAGCGTGACCCGCGTGCGCTCGATCTCCGCCTTACAGGCGCGGACCTCCACCCCGAGGGCCGCCGTGCTCGCGGCGCCCTCCGCGAGACTCTCGATCACGCAATCCAGGCGTTCGTGGACGCCGGTGATGTCGCCGAGGGTCGCAGGCCGGTCGTCACTCATGCCCCCCTCCGCTTCTTTTTGTGCCAGTGCGGGGTGTGCTTCTCGCGCACCTCCGCCTCCAGTTCAGTCCTTCTGCTCGCCTGGCTCGGGTCGTCCAGGATCTTCTGCGTGACGTGCTGGTCCACGATGTCCTGGGCCAGCGGCACGCTCGGGGCCTGGCGGGGCGTGGCCCGGTGGGTCACCATCCCGTCGCAGGACCAGTTCTCCTCGATGCACCGCCGCTTCACGTCCCCGCGCCCGTTCACCCACGCCTTCGGGTCGCCGGGGAAGCGGGCCAGGCTGCCCTTGTAGACCTTGCCGGTGACGCTCACGCCAGCCGCCTCCGCTATGGCCCGGTAGCGGTTTCCCGTCTTTTCGTCGCCGACGAACTGGTTGCCGCTGCACTCGCCGCTGAGGAACTCGCGGTCGGTAACGCTCCTAGGCGCTTGCCGCGTGGCGAGCATCTCGGCGATATTGTGCGACTCGCCGGCCGCGCGCATCTGCTCGTACCGTGCCTGGACGGCCGGGTTGTCGCTGATGATCTGGAGGTCTACCGTGTTGGTCATGGCTACGCCGCCTTCTTCTTCGTCGTGCTCTTCTTACCGCCGCCCTGTCCCGGCTGCGGCTGCGGCAGGGGCTTCTGGGGCTGCACCAGGTAGCGTTCCGTATCCCCGCCGTGGGCCTTGGCCCAGTCGGAGAGCAGGTTGTTCACGGCCGAGTAGTCGCCGAAGAGCCGGGCCTGCTCGATCAGGATGGGGAGCATCACGTTTAGCGCACCTTGCATAAACTCCCGCTCGGCCGCCGTGTTCGGCTTGGTCGTCGATCCCGCCTCCACCCGGTACTCCAGCTCGCGGGTGATCGTCTCGACGTCGGCGTCCATGACGTTCCGCCAGGCCGCCGCACCGTAGGGGCCCAACAGCGGCGCCACGTCCCGCTGGCCGACGTGCCAGCGGCAGGTCATGGCCTGCGAGCGCCCGACCAGGCTCAGGGAGTCTTCCACGCAGGAGAGCATGTCGTCGGGCCGGATGCTCATGTTGGCCTGCTTGCCGCGCGACTCCTCGGCGGAGCGGTCCTGGCTCGGCGACTCGCCGTACAGGCGCGGTGCGAGGCCGAGCCGCTGCTCGACGTTGTAGCTCATCGCCTGCATCACCCGGAAAATGTCCCCGTTCATCTCCGGGTGCTGGAGGAACGACACCACGTCCTGGATCGTCTTGCCGTGGTGGCGCTCGATCTCCAGGAGCGTCATGTCCCCGCCGTGGAGGATCTTGTTTTTCATCTCCTCGCCGACCGCCTTTATGACGGCGAGGAAGTCGCGGCAGGTCGTGCGGATCTTGGCGGCCAGGTGCGACATGCCCCATGAGAGAAACTTCAGCTCGCCCAGGGCGGGCTCCAGCGGGCTGGTCGGGTAGAGATCACCGGGCAGCCAGTGGAAGGCTAGCGTGTCGCATGGCCACCGCCCGTCCAGGTGCAGGGGGATTGGCCACTGGGCGCGTAAGAACAGCGCGTCCTGGTCGGCCGTGTCCAACATGGCCGAGTGCAGATTGAGCGGGAAGGGGACGTTGTTGGCGATCAGGATGCGGCAGAAGGGGCCGAACCCGTCCATCAGTTGGCGCGTGGCGGCCGGGAGCTTGATGTCGCGGAGATGATGTCCGAACCCGATCTTGGAGTAAATCTCCCAATACTCCTGCACGTCGTAGGTCTTCCCGCGGTTCCTCTGCCCCTTGGCGTTTTTGCGACGGCGGTTCTCCCCCTGGGCCTCGGCCGATTCGATCGTCCCGGGCAGGAGCCCCTGCGGGAGACCGTTCTCGGATTCCAGCAGCCAGGTCGGCCGGTAGAGACGGCGGGCGATCCACATGGCCCCCCTTAGGCCATCCTCGCTGTCCGGGTCGATGATGAAGTTGTCGCAGGTCTGCCAGGAGGCGATGGGGATAACCATGTCGCTTCCGGGCGGCGTGTACAGCTCGTGCCACCAGATGCCCAGGCCCTTCAGCAGCGCCTCGTCGACGACCTTGCGGCTCTCGGCCTTCTGGTCGACCTCAAACATCGCCCAGTTCAGGTAGTGGGAGATCAGGGCCCCGATCCCCGCGTTGCGCCGGTCGCGGAGGAAGGCGTCGACCTTAGCCCCTTGAAAGAGCCGCGTGACGGCCGGGTCGCCGGGAAACCCGAAGACCTCGGGCGGCAGCTCGGGGAACTTCCGCGTGGTGAAGCGGTAGGTGGGGTTGCGGAAGTAGAGCATGGGGCCGTAGATGGCCTTGTACTCGAACGCCTTGTTGACGTCGACCTGGTGGGTCGGCGCGGGGATGTCCTCCAGGTCTCCCTCGACGATCTTCCCCTTGACCTGCCGCCCCTTCCAGATGTGGTCGAAGGGCCCCTTGATGTACGACATGCAGGTGGACGCCTGCTTCTGGAAGTCCTTAGCGTGGCGCTGCCCTTCGCGGATCGTGTCCCGCCACTTCCGCACTACGGGCGCCATCGGGTGTCGCCAGTCAAGGTCCCTGGTTGCCATCCCTTACCCCCTATCCGATCGTTTCGCCCTCGGGCGGCCCTTTTCTCCTGCGAGCGCCCTCCAACTCGGCGACTCGCTTACGCAGCTCCGTCACCTCCGTGGTGAGCATCCGCAGGGTCTTACCGACCACGCTATCTTCGGTGGCCTCGGGCATCTCGTCCCAGCCGCCGGAGTCCTGGCGGTCCTCGATCGTCACGTCGGGGTCGTCGACGTGACGGCAGGCGAACTTGACCTGGAACATCTTGTCGCCCGGATACAGCACGGCCACGTCAACGCAGGACTCGTCGACGTTCGTGACGAGGGCTATGCACGCCTCGTCGCGCCGGTCCCCCATCCGATACCAGTTGACCATCGGCTTGCGGGGGCGCGGCATCGTGTAGGGCTCTCGTTCGTCGGTTCTCTTACTCATCGGGTTCTCTCACTCGGGTGAAACGGTGACATGACTTATTGACTATCCGTTCCGGCCGAAGGTCCACCGGCCGGCGCCGGACAGGAGGGCCAGCTCTCGCTTTCTCTGCTGCTTCTTCTGGAGCGCCAGCACCACGGGGTTACGCCGGCCGTGGTGCTGAACCGGGGGCGGCGTCCATTCCAGCTCGGCCATGGCGCAGTACCGCAGGTCGTCCATTAGGTGGTTGAAGCGGTCGGCCGGCTTGTCGGTAAGGACCCCCTGGATCCGCTTGTAGCGGTAGCGGCCGAACTCCCATTCCAGGTTGGGGAGCCGGTCCCTAAAGACGCGGAACCGGCTGGTGCCGTCGCCGGTGCGGACGCGAAGGAACTCATGGACCCGCGTAATCCCGCCGCCCACGTCGTCCACGCCGGGGAGGAAGCCGCTGCCCGTCTCCACGCTCCGCACGCCGCGGGCGTGCAGCTCCAGCATGTACTGGTCCTCGATCGTCCGCCCGTGAACCTGTGTCTGCCGCCCGGCGTGGATGTCGATCCAGAAGGCTTGCCAGCTCCGACCGCTCGTCTTCGCGCGAATCGCCTCCGCCGCCGTCGCCGCATCACACTGCTTGAGGTAAATCTCGTCGAACAGGTAAATATGGTCGTCCCCGGGCAGCAGCGCCACGCACAGCGCGGCCACCACCTGCCACGGGCCGGGGTCGAGGAAGAGGTGGAGCGAGGCATTTTTCGGCAGCACGAAGGGCTCGCAGGTGTGGTGCCGCCGGCTGTACTCGGGGTAGACGAGGTGGGCCGAGTGGGCGAACTCGCCGAGGATCCTGACGCGGTAATCCTCGTCGGAGAGCTTGGCCCCGGCGATCGCTTTCTGCTCGTCGCTCAGGTAGGGGTTGTCGGCCAGGAGCATGTGGAACTCCTCGACCGCCGGATTCTCCGTCCCGTGCAGCTCCTCGGCCCGGGTGTGCAGGTCGGCCAACTGGTCCCCGCCCAACTGCGGCGTGGCGCTCCACCAGAACCGCCCCTCGCGGTCCGGCAATCGCATCGAGCACTCGGGATACCACTGCTGATTGGCGATTTCCTCGTCGAACAGCACGGCGTCGGCGTCCAGGCCGTTGGGCGGGGCGGCGTTGCCGGAGTAGAAGAGGATCTCCGTGCCGTTGTAGAGCGGGACCTTTTGGGGGATGCCGGCCTTTTTATTTTCCCATGAGATCCCGTCCCAGTTGACCATGCGGGGCGGCAACAGCGGCGGCCCTGGCACCAGGTCCCCCTTGCGGGTCTCCAGCTCCTCCGGCGTGGCCGTGCGGTACTCGTCCGTCTCCAGGTCGCGGATGATCTTGTAGGAGCCCGGATAGGTGAGCTTCCGCCAGAGGACCTCGGCGATGTGACGGCCGTCCTTGCCCACGACGACGTAGCGGCCGTTCCCCTTCGGGTAGCCGTCGTAGTAGGGGTGGACGCCCAGCGCGGCCCAGACCAGCTCCATGAGCGACGCCTGGGTCTTGCCGGAGCGGTTGGAGCCCCAGTCGATCCGCTCCGGGGCCTGCGACTGGTGGAAGGCCAACTGCATGGGGAGCGGCTCGTAGAGCTGGGGCGTCTCGATCTTGCGCCGGGCCAGCTCGGCGAGGATCTTCTGGAAGAGCCGGGCGGCGAAGCCGGTAACGACCTCCCCGCCGGCCAGCTCCAGCTCGGCGTTCGGCTCGGCCTCCTCGTCGAGCAGGGCGTCCCATTCCTCGGGCGACAGCTCGTCCCCGAGGGTCTGGCTCTCGACGCCCAGCTCACGCAGGAGCTTCCTCCGCCGCCTCTCCTCGCTCAGGTTATCCATCTCCCTCGTCATCGTTGTCGTCTTCTCGCGGCATCAATCTTTCCAGCACCTCCCCGGCCGCCTGGAGGAGGTCGGTGTCATTCAGCAGGCTCAGGTCCCCCGTCCCCGCCTGCTGCTGCTGGCTGGCCAGCTTCAGCAGGTCGATCTGGCACTGGATGAGCTTCGCCCGCTGGAGGCTGCCCGCCTTGGTGCTCGGCCCGGTCAGCTCCTTGTGCAGGAACTTGGCAAACTCCTTCAGGGGCGAGCCCCCCTTCGCCTCCTCCGCCCATTGGTCGAAGATCGCCTCGGTCAGCTCCGCGATGTGGGGGATACGGAACTTCCGGCCGGTCATCTGCTTGACCAGGTCGTCCGCCAGGGCCCGGCGCTTCTCCGCCTTCTTCCGCTCTCGCGCGGGGTGGTGAACCATCGTCATCTCCAATCATCACGAGGCGCTCGTTGCTGGCGCGGCCCATCAAGGCCGCCCGCAGCAGCCGGTCGTTGGCGTAATCGCTGGTGACGATCACCGGCTTCGAGACGCACTTCTGCTTGTAGTGACCTGCCCACGCTCCCCAATGGATGTACTGCGGGACTCCCAGGGCCGACAGGTCGCGGGTGTTGCAGGCATCCTCGGTGCCGATCTTCCACGCCTCGTAGGGGTCGTCGTACTGGTAGTAGAACCACGGCGGCTCCTGGGGCTGCCACGAGCGGCCGGGGATGGGCAGGTTCGGCCCGCCCGGGGCCCACCGCTTCCGGTACTGCGGGCCCGGCAGGTCGCCGAAGCACCGCATGTCGTAGAGCACCAGCCCGGTCGGCAGGGCGGCGACCCGCTCGATTCCGCCGCGCTCGGCCGCCTCCTCGCGGTTGAACTGCGCCAGCTCGAACCGCTGGTGCGGGCTCCCCGTCTCAGTGCCCCGCCAACGGAAGACGTAGACGTTTTCACTGATCCCGTAGGCTGAACGGCTCCGGCCGCAGTAGGGGGCGGCGATCACGAAGGGGCCCCGCTGGTAGTGCTCGTAGGCGAACTCCATGAAGGCCGACCAGGTGTCGACGGCCCCCGGCTCCGCCGGGCAGTGGTCGGGGTGCATGTCGGCGTCGATCATCCAGAGGAGGTCGGCGTCGAGGTCCGGGCGCCGAGCGTGCATCACCGCCTCGTGCCGGGCCAACGTGGTCGGAGTGTTGTCGAACGCCTTGGTCACGCAGCGGCCGATCCGCGGGTCGTCCTTGGCCTTGAGGATCGAGCGGACGATCCAATCGGTCACGTCGGGGTTCTCCTGCCACCCGTAGCTCATTCGGGCGATCAGGACGTTGAATTTCTGCTGCACGGTCTCGCTCCAGGGTCTTTTGCTTGCGCGCTGTAAAAAAACCGCGCCGCCTGCACTGCGCGGGTGCAGGCGCTCGCGGTCCCCCGAGCTTTTCAGGCTTCCGCCTGAAATACGTTGTTCGCTGCTACAGGCCGACGCCCGCCCCCACGTCGACCAACACGTCGGTGTCGGTCACGCCGCTGGTGACCGCGGCCGACATCGCCTTACCGACGCAGTTCTGAATCCCCTTGAGCACCGTGGCCAGGTCGGTCGCCTGGCTCGTGATGGCGAAGGCCGCCTTGCCGATCCGGCCGGTCGTGTCCCCCGCCCCGCTGGTGGCGTCGATCGTCGCCCCGACGATCCAGTCGTTCACGGCGATGATGTTCTCGGCGATCTCCGCCACGCTGTTGCGGATCATGGCCGGGCCGCGCTCGACCACGTAGAAGGCGTCCCCGGCCGGCACGCCCGCGGCGGGGAGGTACTCGTCGGCCGGCAGGCCGCCGTCGTTGGTGGCGATCACCGTGCCGATCACTTTACCCGGGTCGTTCTGGTCGATCTGGCAGAGCTGCTTGGGGTAGATCGTCCAGGTCGTGGAGTTATAGACCAGCCGCAGCGTCACGTAGCGGTTGGTGCGGGCAACCCCCGTCGTGGGGCTCACGTCCTCGAACACCCAGGTCTTCCCCAGGAGGTTCTGGTAGCCGCGCTCGGCGAGGGTGGCGGGGACCGCGTCCCCCTTGTACCAGGTCGTTCCACGCGCGAGCTGGGGTGCTTCGTCTCGTGACATCTTTTTCTATCCTATGCTGCTTACTGGTTGCCGGTTACTGGAGGAAGGCTTAGGTGGCGTACTTGAAGAACTTGACGAAGTACCGGGGACGGAACCACGCCTGGCCCATCATGTCGACGCTGAACTGCCACTTTTTCGTCGCGAGGTCGTAGTCGGGCCCTTCGGGCACGAAGAGGCCCTCCTGGAGGCTCCACAGGCCCATGTGGTTGATGTTGAAGCCGTAGCCCGTGTCGGAGGGCATCCCGTATTCCCAGGTCACGTCCACGCCGTCAAAGTTGACCACGTCGTCGAAGCCCAGGGCGACCAGGCCGCGGGGCTCGCCGCGGCGTACCTCCAGCTTCTCCTTGGGGTCGA